CGGGTACTTCACCTCGAAGATCGAGTCCTGCGGGCAGTAGATGATCTCGTTCTGACGCTGGTGAGAGACGTCGAACCTCGTGGTGGAGTAGGGCAGGGTGATCTGACTGCCCGGCAGCGGAGCGTTTCCGATCACGTTGGTGAAGGTCAGCTCGTACACCGAGATGACTCCCTGGACCGCCTGCAGGTTGGCCGACAGCTCGGAGACCACGATGGGGTGACCGATCTGCTGCGAGTCGATGTCGAAGTAGTCCTGCACCACCGCGAGGCACTTGGCCAGCACCTCGGTCCGGTTCACCTTCGGGGAGACGGTCACGCCGAACTTCACCCGCAGGTTGATGATCTTGGCGTCCAGGATGTTGATCCCGTCCGTGATCATCCGATACGGAGTCAGGTAGGTAGCGATGTTCGCCTTCAGGTTGGCGGACGCCAGCTGCAGGTGGTTGTCCGCGTCACGCGCCAGGACGTGAACGTCGATGGCGAGCGGGTTGATGCTGTCCCGGCGGACGTACACCTTGTCCGGCTTGCCGAACTTGGCCGGCAGGGTCAGGATGCGGGCGATATAGTCTTCCCTGGTGACGACGCGGTTCTGCGCCGCGAAGAAGGCGGCCGAGTTCGCCTTGACCTCTCCGATGGTCTCCTCCGGAGATCCACCGTCCGTCTTCTGGACGTTGATGCACTCCAGCGACTGGACCACGGCGCCCTTCTTGGTGGCGTCCAACGAGGTGGTCGAGAAGTCCAGCTCGGCGTTCGTGACCGTCTTGATGCTGCCGGCGATCACGTTCGTCTGCGGTCCGCCACCCACTCTATAGGAGACGGTGAGCGTCGTGTTGTACGGGCTGAGTCCCAGAGTCTGGGTCTTCAGGAAGTTCTGCGGGTCGATCGCGAAGGAGGCGAAGGTCCGACGACCGGCCAGCGGTAGGGCGTAGTCGGCCAGGTTCGGGATGAGCTCGTCGTCGAAGTTGACGCCGTCACCCGAGCCGAAGATCAGGGAGGTGGTGCTGTCCGTCGGGTCTCGGTCGGTGACGTACCGACGGGGGACGGTAACCAGCTTGAGCAGGTAGGGCACGTCCGTGTTGTCGGTCAGGTCCGAGTTCACGTCGGCGTCGAACACCGCTTCCTGGGCCAGGTAGTCCACCTCGGTCCAGGGGTTCCCCTCGGAGTCATAGACAGAGAGGACCTCGATCACGTCCGGGTTGCTGAGCTTGATCTGGAGGAACTGCTCGAAGTTGGTGATCTTGAAGGTCTCGACGATCGTCTGACCGGCCGTGATCTCCATGTCCTTGCGGATGGCGTAGTGGGTCGGGAGTCCGGTCGCCGAGTCGAACTGGGAGCCGGTAACGAGACGGGGGTAGTCCGGGCTGGAGGCGCTGAAGACCACATCGTCCAGCGTCTCGAAGATGGTGTTGCTCGGTCCCTGGACCTGGGCACCGGCTCGGAGGATCGGGGCGAACGAGTCATCCGGGATGGACTGGCCGTTGACGGTGATGGCCGGGACCTCGACGAAGAACGTCTCCTTGCCTCGAGCGGCGCGCTTTCCCTGCGGACGGTAGCCGAGGGACTTGGCGAACGACACGACGTTCTCGATCTGCTGGGCCGACTCCTGCTTCACTTCCTCGAACTGCATGTCCTGGTAGAGCGAGAGGATGTCCCCGATGAACGCCTGGAGTTCCAGGATCGCCATACCGGGCGATGACTCGTTGTAGTCCTGGAAGACGCCCGAGTGGTGCGCCTGCGAGAACTGCATGAGGTCGCGCTTGAACCCCTGGAAGTCCTTGTTCAGGTACTTGACAGTCTGGTCCTTGGTGAAGGCGGTCTTGTTCTGCTTCGGTGCCGGCATCTACTTACCCTCCCCCGGGGCCGGGGACGACCTGGAACAGAGACGCCACGTTGGTCGGCTTGCTGACCAAGGAGAACTTCATGGCGACCCCCACCCCGTTGGCTGGGACTCTCGAATCATCCTCGTGGAATGTGATCGTCAGGTCCTGAAGCTTGACGAACGGAAGCCACTTCTGGAGCTGATCTACGACACGATCAGACATCTTCTGGCGCAGCTGGTCGTTCTTCAGTGGCTCGAAGAGGAACTCTACGAAGTTGCATCCGAGGTGGAAATGCATCGGCCTCTCACCCCAGTTTGTGATCAGGAGCGACTTGATGTTCTGCTTGGCCGCCTCTACCTCATCGTCCGTGAAGGCAAGGACCCCCAGAGAACCGGTAGACGCAGTGAACGGAACTGTGAATCCGATGGGCATCTTAGGCCACCGGAACCTGCGCCACTACGGGCGGAACTGATGTGGTAGTCGTCATGTACATGAGCTGCGTTGTAAAGGTAAATAGCTTAGACGCCAGCTTGTCCGCGGCGATGTCGACAGTTGTTGCCTTGTCTCCCGTCAGCTGTATCATGAGCTGAGCCAGATCCTGTGTCAGTTGTGATGCAAGATTAGGCAACTGTTGGAGAGTTCCTGGATCCAGAGGATTCACCGGAATGAGACCTGGGCCGGCGATCGTAGAAGGAGTCCAGTAGGCTACCAGGCCCGGGCCCCATCCGGCGAAGACTGGGGCGACCAGCGCGGCCTGAAGGGCGCTCTTGACTGGAGGAGTCGCGAAGGTGAGAGGGGGAGTCGGGAAGCCGGCCGAGTTGATCCAGTCGTCGTAGGCTGTCGCCAGATTCTTCGCGGCATCGTCTGCGACCAGCGGAGTCACATCCTTGCTGGAGCTCTTCTTGGTGTAGGCGTCCGCGATCTTCTTGGTCAGTAGAGCCTGGACGAGCGGCATCTTACTGTTCCACCTTCTGCTTCCAGGTCGAGAACTTCTGCTGCAGCGGGGTGTCGACAGCTGCGGTGGCCGGTCCACCTGTTGCGGGCGAGGACGGACCGACACCAGTCATATGGTTGTGCTTCTCATCGAAGTCGATCAGTGACTGGAACATGTCTTCCCAGGGCTTCTCACAGCCGCCGGTCAAGTGTACCTTGGGCGAGTCGATCTTCACCTCGGATCCATCGAGACTGATCTTGGTCTTGTCGATGTCGATCCGGCACTTTCCCTTGTCCATCTCGATGGTGGCCTTGTCACCGATCTTGACGGTCACCTTGGAGCCATCCATGAAGAGGTAGTTCTTCCCGTCCTCGATGCAGACCTTGATGTCCTTGCGGAACACCAGGCGAACGGAGTCGGACTTCAGGATGGCGGCTGCGATCTTCTTCTGCTCAGCCTCGACGCTGGTGATCCCCAGGTTCTCATCGGGGTTGGTCTTCATCGTCAGGTACAGGAACGCGTTGTCCTTGACGAAGTCGGGGTCGCCGTTCTTGTCCATGCGACCAGCGACAAGGTGGGCGGTACCGGTGCCCTTGCCCTTCCCGCCGTCATCTACCGTTCCCAGCCCGTCGTCGATCGTGGCAGGACCGTTCTTGGCGCGGTCACGGCCGAGGATCAGCGAGCTGTTGTTGGAACCGTGAACGGCGTAGTCGCCCACCCGTGTCTGGAACGGAGGGACGTCCTCCTCGACCATGTCGTAGGACATTAGCCGCCCCCGCCAGTCTTGGTATCTCCGAACTTGTCGGCGAGGCGACCGTCCTTGATCCCGGACTGACTGGCCTCGAGCTCGGTGTTGTACTGCGGACCCTGACCACCAGCGGCCTGTGTGTCACTGAACTTGGATGCCAGGGTGTCATCGTCGTCTGTCTTGTAGGTGTCCTGGCCCAGCTTGTAGTTGAGCCCCTCGTGACCTGGCATCTTGCCAACCCACAGCCCGTGTGCCATGTTCTTGTCCTCGAACAGGACGTACACGTGCTCGCCAGGCTTGATTGGGATGCTGATGTGCTCGGGGAAGAAGGGCCAGAACACCTTGAGGTTCTGATCTGCAAGAAACTGGTCTCGGCCTCCAGTGAGGACGCGGGCCTTGATGGAGTTCTTGGGATTGGCCGGTCCTACCTGCGCCTGGACGTCATACGACTGACCGTTGGGGAGGACGTGCTTGACCTTGTCGCTTGCGGAAGGAGAGGGGCTCTCGAGCTTCCCACCTACGACATCGACCGCGAGAACGAGCGCGCGGTACAGGACTGGTACTCCCTCGCTACGCTCCATGAGCTCACCACGGGAATACTTCTGCACCAGCTCCGTGAGAAAATTCTCCGGGCGGCGATATGACTCGTTGTACTTAGGAAGTGGCATCCTTTCCGGGCTCCATGAGCCCCCTCTTCCTCAATTCCTCGACCAGGGTGGACGCTTCGAACCGGTCCTCCGCGATCTTCTTGAGCATTGGAGCGACGTACTTCAGATTGTAGTCGAGGCGCGCCAGGAGGGAATCCAGGCGCGCCTTGAGCTCATCGTCGCTTGACTTGCTAAAATCCGGCATCAGTTGCTCCCGTCGTCGTCGTCTTCGGCGGTACCTTCTTCCGTCTCGATCTCGTCGAACATGGTGTCCGCCTCGCCCTCGTCGAAGCCGTCGTTCTTTCCCTTGGCAAGGACCTCCTTCTTGGCTCGCAGCTTCGCGAGCTCAATCAGGAGGGAAGTGTTCTTGGTGAGTTCGCCCGTGAGTCGAGCGAATGATTCGGCGAGGGCGATCTTGGCGAGGGGATCGACGTCCTCACCGACGGAAATAGCCTTGTTCAGGAGATCGGTGAACTCCTTGATCTTCCCGCGATCCTCGCTTAGGTTCCCGTGCGCCTCGTCGATGAGGTCTTCAGATTGCTTTGGCACTCTTCACTTTCTCCGGTAGACAAGTACCTGTCCTTCCACTCGTTGAACAGGCCCTTGATCTTCTTCAGGTTCACCACGACCTGCTTGGTGTTCAGCCCGGTCATCTCCCGGAGGTACAGGTAGACGGCCTTCTTGTTGTAAATAGTGACTAGATCTGAGTTTCTCATGAGGAAGATGACTGCCTCGAGAACCTGAGTCTCGGTCTTCTTCGTGAGTTGCTTCCTCCACGACTCCAACTCCTTGTAGAACGCGACCCAGTATTCACGTTCCTCCACCTTGTCTTCGTGGGGAGAGAGAGTGAAGTTGGGGTCGGAGCGGACCATCTCGTGATCGAGATCGTAGTACAGGTCCGACTCGAGCCGGTTGCGCTTGTTCTTCTCCCGGGTCTTCTGGATGAACCAGTTCTTCGCGATTACGTTGAAGTACGAGAAGCCCTTGGTTCCCTTGGTCGGATCGAACTTCGGGATCATCTCGTACAGGTTCGCAAGGCAGTCCTTCTTCAGGGTCTCGACGTCGTCGATGCTGAAGAACCCATACACGTAGATCAGATTCTCCACCAGCTTCTCGAAAGCTGGTCGGATGTGAACGTCGAAGACCTCGTGCTTCTCCTCGACCACCGTCGAATTGATGAACTTCGCGAGGTACTCGTCCGTCTGCTTCGTGAAATACTGGGCCATTGCGAGCCTTTCTAGCCTACCAACGTGGGTGGCTTGGGAACCGTGAGCTTTCGGACCTTCGTCCCAGTGAGTTCTTCGAACCGACTGAGGTACTCGTCCAGCCTGGCCGACATCATCGTCATGTTCTTGTTGGCGTCCATGATCTCGGGAGCATTCGAGAGCACGGGAGTGCTGGTCAGATCGTCGAAGTACTTGACGTTCGTCTCCATGTCATCGACAAGATAGTTCACCAGGTCGTCGAACTGCAGGAGCTTCCTGCTCGCCTTGACCAGCAGCCACGAGGCCACCACTCCGTATCCCACGGCAAGCGTCAGCAGGATACCCAGAACGATTCCGATCATCTTCCTTTTCCTTTCGAGTACCCGTCCTTGGCCCACCCTGCGCCCTGGAGGGCGAAGGACGTGGACTGGATCACCCGATACATCTCTTTGTCACAGGAGGGACAGGTCGGCCTCACGGGATCCGTGATGGACTGGACCATCTCCAGCGTCTGCTGACAGGGGTCGCATCCGTAGACATACGTGGGCATCCTAGTAGTTGTCCGGATCCGAGTCCCTGCGATCCGAGTACTCCTGCGTGAGCTCCACGGTCTCGCCGGCCGACTCGAGATCGATGTCCCGAAGCTGTTGCGAGATGTCGATCCCCTGTGAGAGACCCCTCTGCAGGATTGCCACGATCTCCACCAAGACCGTCTTGCCAAGTTTCAAGGCCATTGTACTCCTCCTTACTTCCATTATATCATAGGCTGACGACAGAAGTACCAAACTTTTGTACTACCTGCGCCGCACATGAGTTGGCGAACTTCACTGCTGAACGAACGTCCCTCGTCTTCAAGGTGCAGAAGGCCATGGCCGCCGTGTGGGTGTCCCCACAGCCGGTGACGTCCTTGACCATCGCTTGAATCACCGGGAACTCCTCGGAGTGATTTACGTACGAATCCCCGATGATCCTACCAGGGGCCAGGTCCCGCTTCACCGACTTGGCGTGGTCACACATGATGAGGGTCGCTCCCTCTTCCCCGCGGGTGACCACCACGTACTGAAAGAACTCCGTGAAGTTCGTATAGATCTTGCTGGAGACCTGGGCGGAGTATTCCTTCTGGTTCACCTTGAGGATGTTGACCCCGTCGTAGATCCGGAGATCTTCGCGCTTGGAATCCACGATCGTCAGGGGCGCCAGCTTCTTGAAAGTCTCCACGATCTTCGGGGTGATGGTCCCCTTGTCGTAGTCCGAGAAGATGACGCAGTCGAACTGCTGCTCCCAGTAGTCCATCATCATCTCGAAGAACTCCACCTCGGGAAGATCGAACTTCTGGAAGTTGTCAAGGCGCATGACGAAGTTCTTGTTCTCGTCTACGAACCGGCGCTTGACCATCGTCTCGTGACCCAGCATCCGGTCGTGCTTGATCCCCAGCTCCCGTAGGCGATGGATGACGACGAGCGATCCGCAGACGCCGGCGAGGTGAACCTCCACCTGCTCCCCACCGATCGCCTTCAGGTTGTGAGCCACGTTGGCAGCGCCACCGAGACGGTACTCCTGCCGGAGCTCATCCCAGACGGGGATCTTGGCTTCCTCGGCCTGCCTGGTCGTCCTGACATGTGTGTACTGGTCGAGCATCACATCGCCGACCACGAGTACCTTGTAGACCTTGTCAGGAGTTTCCACGGATCTTCTCCACGATGTTGGTGGTCGAGCTGCCCTCCAGGAACGGACAGATCACGACCAACGCCAGATCAGCGCCCACCACCTTCTTCGGATCGTAGTCCCCACCCTTCACGATCACGTGCGGCTGGACGGACTTGATGAGTTCGTAGGGCGTCTCCTCGTCGAAGGTGATGACGTGGTCGACCATCCTGAGATGGATGAGTATGAGAGCGCGGGTCTGCTCGTCCTGGATGGGACGGTCCTCTCCCTTCGCTCGTTTAATACCCTCATCGGAGTTCAGGCCAACCACGACGGCACCACGGGCACCGGCCACGTTCCTGGCGTAGTTCAGCACCTCGAGGTGGCCGCGGTGCAGGACGTCGAAACACCCGTTGGTGAAGACGATCCGGTCATACCCGGTGTCGGCAAAACGCTGCTGTCCGATGTTCCGGATGGACAGCGCGAACTGCTCGTATGTCTCAACAGCCTGCGAACTCATCTGGTCTCATGCTCCTGTCATCGACGTACCTATCGCCCGGTGGCTTCCCGAAAAGCAGCTCATGGAACCACACACCGTTGTCGATCAACCAATCGTGAGTCTTCTCTGCGTAGAGCTCGACGATCTTCTTCACATCGCCGTTGTGGGTCCGCATGCCACGAGCAGTGTGGATGGTGATGTGCCATCCCTCGTCATAGCACCTGTTGACCATGGCGATGACGTCCTTCTTCGGCTTGGCGGTCCAATAGGCGTCACCCCCTGCGGTCTGCTCGCAGAGGGTGCCGTCCAGGTCCATCACCAGACGTCGGTCGTGATACGGATCATTCATCGATGACGGCTCGATCCTTCATCTTCTCCCAGTCCTTGTCCTCACGGATCTCGTTGTTCCGGTCGATCACGGCGGTGAAGAGCTTCTCGGGCACGCCCTGCTGACGGCAGACGTTCCTGAGGTTGTTGATGTCCTTCGGGAAGCAGTGTCCGCCAGCGCCGAGAGAGCCGTCATGGCCGGGGACGTAGGTGTGACTCACCCCGATCCGGAAGTCCAGCGTCGCCAGGGTGCGGACCTCCTCGTAGTCGATCCCCATCTTCTGACAGAGCTGGTACATCTCGTTGCAGAAGAGTACCTTCGTCATCAGGATGCCGTTGGTGAAGAGCTTCGCCATCTCGGCTTCCTTCGACTCACAGCCGACGATGACCACCTGGTTCAGAAGGAGCTTCTCGTAGAGGCGCGCCTCGAAGAACTTGAAGGCCACCCGTCCGTCCTCGATGTCGCCGCCGAGGAGGACCCGGTTGGTGTTCTCGAAGTCCTGCACGGAGTTCTTCTCCGTCAGGAACTCCGGAGAGAAGAGCAGACGAAGCGGGTACTTCTTCTTCATCTCGTCAGTGAATCCCGGGTAGACGGTGCTCTTGACCACCACCACGAAGTTGTTCGGGCTGCGGTCCTGTCGTGCGGCCTCATCCAGGATGTCCTTGAGCACGGACTCTACAATGCCCGTGTGACAGGCACCGTCCTTGCGCATGGGGGTGGGAACGCAGACGAAGATGATCTCCGCCTTGCCGACCACGTCGGCCAGGGTGTCCATCTCCGGCTTCGCCTTGTCGAACACCTTGGTGTCGAAGAGCTGCGCTGGGTTCCCGTTCTCGTCAGTCTTCCAGCGGAAGAACTGCTCGACGGCCCGCCCGACGTACCCGTAGCCGATGACTCCTACCGTCGCCTGGGCAGGATCGAACTTGGGGACGAAGTCGGTCGCGTTGATGTCGATGCTCATGCCTGCTCTCCCTTGAATCTAAGATTGAATCTGTCTGCTTGGACCTGCCAGCTCTCCGAGAGAGCCTGATCCACGGCGTTCTTGCAGATGCGGGAAGCCTCAGGCGTCCCTGCCAGCTCTACTATCTTGTCGATCCATTGGCTAATAGGCCGCATGACGCCGGTCTCCATGTCCCGGACGTACTCCGATGGCGTTCCCATGCTCGGAGGATAGAGTACCAGGCTGCCGGCGGCCTGAGCCTGGCGGGCCGCCCGGGAGCTCGGTTCACTGAAGGTCGATGTGTATGGCAGGATCCCGGTCTCATTGAAAAGCTTCCAGAGTTCTGGTCCGTTGTTCACGTTTCCGTGCCAAACGATGGCTGGATGGACGATCGGGGCCATCTTGGTGTAGTCCGGGTGGCAGACGTGCAACTTGAACCGACGGTCCCTGGCGTACAGTTTCACCGCCAGTTTCACAGCTTCAAGCAGTCCGCGGCCCGGATCCGAGCTCCAGAGCATGGCGTAGGGGTCCTTGGAGGTCGCCGGGTGGTAGATCTCCGGGTCCACACCGAAGGTCAGCTCCGTCTCGATCAGGTTCAGGCACTGGGACGGGTCAAGACCAAGCTCCATGCCGACCTGGTTCGCGTGCCAGCCCTTGTAGCAGATGACCTTCTTGAGCTTTCCGGAAGAGAGAGCCGCCCGAACGTCCCGTTTCCAGTCCTCCGGGTAGGTGTGGTCACAGGTGTGGAGGACATTGATGGCGTCCTTGTGATAGAGCTCAGGGAAGAACTTCCGCCAGTGCACCACCACATCGTACCGGTGGACATCGTGTCCGCCCATGTAGCTCTGCTCCGCTTCGTTGCGGAACTTGCCACCGGAATCGAACTCCTCGGTGGCGCTGCTGTAGTTCGTGGTCGTGACGGTGACGTCGTTTCCACCGAGCTCGGCGTAGTAGAACGGGATCTCCAGATGGTACTTATTGAACGTCCGGACATAGTCCGGGTCCAGCTTCTGATAGTCACGCTTGATGCCGACGACCGCGACTTTCACTGATCGCTCCACTCCAGCTCGCCCTTGGTAGCTCGAAGCTTCATGTTCCAGTTCGCCTGCTGGTGCTCGTGTTCGAGGACGGTGATGCTGTGGAACCCGTTCTTCTCCAGGAGACGACTCAGTACCTCCTCGGTGAAGGCGGTGTAGTGCCAGTTGCCCTTGACGTTCTGGCCACCATAGAGCCTATGGATGGCGGCGTCCTGTATGTCGGCGAGGCTCTGGCCACACTTCATGCAGGCGGCAGTGGTCTCTGACCGGCCACCTTCGAACCACCAGCCACACTGGTTGCACTGGAAAGAGAGTCCCTCGTCGTTCAGGATGGCCGTGGCGCAGTGGGTGAAGTCCGGGACCTGGATGTCCACCGTGGCGCCGGGGATGAGGATGCGCCAGACTTCCTGCAGGATCTTTTCCGTCTGCGCGTAGGGGAAGTGTTCGAGGAAGTCGAGCATGAGGATCCCCTCGATCGAGTCGTCCTCCCACGGCCAGGGAAGCTGAGACAGGTCCGTCAGTTGGAAGCCCATGTCGAACGGGATGTACTTCGGTCCCATGAAGTCGACGTTGAGGTAGTCCTGTCGGAGATCCGTTCCGCATCCGAGATTGAGTTTCATAGCGCCTCGATGAAGTTGATCATCTGGATCGCCCGGTGTTCCGGTTTGTGGTCCATCATGATCTCGGAGTAGAGTCCCTGTGCAGCGGCCTTGCGGATGTCATCGTTCGCCAGGAGGTAGCGGATCTTTCCCTGGAGCTCCGCTTCGGAAGCGAACTCCTGTACCTGGCTCAGGCAGCGCTCGTTGTCCACGACGTTCGACAGGACGCAGGAGCGGGTCATGCCAGCCTCGAAGTGGCGGCACTGGTACCCGTAGCCGTGGCCGAACTCCTGGCCGACGTCGGTGGCGTGGTTGAGGATGATCTTCGAACGGTTGTACATCAGGTTCAGTTGCTCGAGATCGTAGACCGACCCGTTGAAGTAGGTGAGCACCCCCGGCATGGAGTTGACGATGTTGCACATCTTGACCCGGCTCCGGTGGTTTCCGCCACCGGTCAGGCTTCCGATGAAGCAGACGTCGATGTCCTTCTCCACATCGGGAAGTGGCCGATAGAGTGTGTCGTCTGCCGTCAGGAGCAGGCGCTCGGCCTTCTTGTATCCATACTCGACAGCCAGTCGTGCACCGTCGTCGTCGAAGGTGAAAGCGAAGTCGCAGAACTTCCGGACGTCCCGCATCATCTGCTGGATGTGGGGAAAGCGGAGGTCGTCCGGTTGGTAGACGATCTTCTTCCCCCTGCACATCCCCAGGTCGTGCCAGTAGTTGTCCATCCACTTGAAGAGGATGGTGGCGTCCGCGTCGTAGTCCCACTCCTGGTTCGGGTAGTAGGGATCGATGCAGGTGATGGTGTGGGTACCCAGGCGTTCCAACCCCTTCTTGAAGGCGATCTCCGTCCCGAACGGATTGTTCCGGATGAATGCCCCGATGAGGTTGATCCGCAAGCTAGTTCCCCTTCTCGACGCGGTAGGAATCGGTCTCTTCGTGATAGGTGCTGAACTCGAAGAGGTCAGACTCTTCGATGGCGCCGATCTGGTGGACCAGGCCTCGGTCGATCAGGATGGACTCTCCTGGGAAGAGGTCGATGTAGTACGGCTCGCCCTCCCGAGGATCGATGAGCTTCAGGCGGACGTGTCCCTTCTGAAGGTACATCGTCTCCATCTTGTTCATGTGGAAGTGCAGGCTGCAGCACTTGCCCTCCTCGATGTGGAGGAGCTTGCCGCAGTACTCGGGGGCATTCTCGATCCAAAGCTCGTAACCCCAGCCTCGGGGTACCCGCTTGATCTCTGCCGCCGTCTTCTTGGTCACCTTAGTCATGTATTGGTTCCCTCAACGCAGATCTTTGGTAGCTCTAAATACCTCTTCCGGTGAGATGGTTCTGGGCCCGTTCCCGTTGCCGTCCCAGGCTTCCAGGCACGTATGGTCGGGGCACCAGGGAAAACTCTTTGTCGAAGCGCCTTCGATCATGAAGATCGAAACGACCTTCCGTCCTCTGGCGGCAGCCACATGCATCATCCCCGTGTCGTTGCCCACGTACATGTGGCAGTCGTTCACGACGTCGAAGGACTTCCTGAGCCCACCGGGCTCGTACCTGAACCGGTCATCCTTGACCAGATCCATGATCGGTCGGGCGGAAAGCTGAAGGTCTGCCATGTCTCCGGTGGTGACGACCCGGTTCAACGGGTGGTCCGCCAGGATCATCTTGACCAGGGCTGCGTAGTTCTCGTTCCCCCAGTGCTTCTGCTTCCAGTAGCCGGCGGCGTCCTTCTTGTACCCGATCCCGAGGTAGAATAGGTGGTCTCCCGAGACGAGGTGCCCGTGCATGAACTCACAGCTCGGGGTGTTCCCGGTGAACCCCAGCCGGTAGGCGTTCTCCATCTGGTACTCGACCTCGTGCTTCTTCCACGAGGAGAAGCCGAAGACCTGGGAGTGTTCGGGTCTGCCGCGTCCGTCCCAGACCTCTCTGGCCGAGAAATGGACTCCGTTCTTCCAACGTCCGTCGGACGGGATGGACATGATCGCCAGATCGTACGGTGTTTCCGAAGGCGCCGCATTCACCCAGATCTTACGGATTACCTGGACATGGTCTCTCAATAGGGTGAACACATCAAGGGTGCCGACGTCATCTGGCAGGGTCCCGATCAGGACGTCGATGGTGTGCCCCATGGAGTGGAGCGCCTTGATGGCCGGGACGGAACAGACCGCGTTCCCGATCCCGAAGCACTTCCCGAAGAGGATGTTCACAGGAGCTCCAGCATCTCGCGGACACGCGTTTCGACCGTGTTGTACTTCATCGTGAACTCATGACCGTTCCGAGCGATCATCTCACGGAAGTCTGGATTGTTCAAGAGGAATGAGATGGCGTTGTCCATCTGATGTTCGTCACTGAAGTACATGCAATGCTCCTCCTGGACCAACGGGTGGATCTGGCGGGCTCCCGAGTCCTGAGTCAGCATGCAGGACCCCACGTAGGGGATCTCGTAGAATCGCAGGGTCTTCCCGTTCTGCGCTCCTCCACGGAGGTTCAGACAGATCCGGGACTTCGCCATGATCTCGAAGTAGTCCCGCTTGCGCAGGTACATCCGCATCGTGTTCGGCTGGTCCTCGAAGATGGTCCGGGTCTTCAGGTGTCTCCACTTGCTGTAGAGGTGGTTCATGAACCGCATGCGATCGGGATGGCTGAGTCCGTAGCCCATAAAGGAGATGTCGTACTCCTTCTCCTGAAGCCAGGTGTCTCTGTCGCTCGGATTCCAGTAGTGGTCGAAGTTGATGGAAAGGTTGTACGGGTGTACGTCCGGCTGTCCGTCGAAGGCGGGTCGCCAGTTTTCCGTGAAGAGAGCCCGAAAGTTCTTCCCGTACCGACGCCGCAGCTCGGCGACTGAAGGGCAGTAGAAGTCGTCGTTTCCCGACACGACCACCACGGGGACGGAGAAGAAGTTCGCCTTAAGCTTCAGATAGAGCTCGTAGTTCTCCGGGCGCTCGTCAAGGAAGATCCTGGCGATCTCTCCCCGCCTGAGCATGCCGAAGATCCCCTGCTCAGAGGGAGAGACCACCTCACTGGCCCCCGGGACGTAGCCCATCGACTTCCGTTCGGCGCCCCAGTCCTTCTCCTGGTCCCCCACGAACTGGGGCGGAGAGCGGTGCTTGGCGTGAAACGGGTAGTCGATGACGTTCTCGGGACCCAGACACTTCACGAGCCCGGCGAACAGCAGGTCCATGCCCCAGTCGCTCGACTGCCGGTTGTCGATGACGAGGTTCTTCACTTCCCTACCAGGGCCACCAGCTCGCCACCGGCGAGTTGTCCGATCTCATTGAACGTCTTGACCGTCATTCCCAGCTCGAACATGTGATCCTTCGTCACATAGTTCCGGTGGACCTCGTGGGGATTTCCGTCCTCTTCGCCCTGCGGCCACTCGCCCCAGGGACAACAGTAGAGGAGAGCCTTGCCGGCATAGTCGAGAAGCTTGGGGGTGCACTCCTTCAGGTCTTCCCAGGACACGTGCTCGGGACCGTGGTCCCAGAAGATCACGTCCCAGTAGCCCTTGACCAGCGCGGATCCGGGATCACGGGCGTCACCGCCGATGATGGAGTCCACCTTGTAGCGATCGTTCCAACAGGCGTGCTCCAGGTCGGACAGGTTTTTGGGGAAGATCTCCAAGACTCCGAGAGGACCGCCAAGCTGTTTGGCCATGACGTCGTGCCACCAGGGACGGCAGTCGTGACGCCATCCGATGTAGAGCATGGACTTGCATCCCGCTGCCTTAAGAATGGGGATGACATGTGTCTCGAAGTAGTCGAAGACGATCTTGTTGTGGGGCATTGGTTCTCCCTATATTTTACCACAGATTCGCGAAAGGAACAGGTCCAAATGTTCGAATCCGATGTTATTTTCCCAGGTCCAGTGGAAACAGATGCAGAGCTCACCCTTCGAACAGAACGGATGGGACCGCTCCTCATCCTCTTTCAGGATGATGGGAACGGCCCCTCGCTGCAGCATCTCGTCCGACCTTCCGTAGAAGGGAGGGAAGCTGGGAACGACGTGCAGTCCCCTCTCGGCGGCATACATGGAGACATCGAAATCCGTCCCCGGTCCGCCGTGGAGCTCCTTGAACTTGGCTCTGACCAGCGCGTTCACCGTCTTCCGATCGATGGCGTTGTGCGGCGGGATGTAGGAGTCCACGGGCTTCCCGGCCTCCGACTCCATGATTCCCTTCTCGTTACGGAGGATGGCGTATATCTCAGATTCTGTCTGGTACTCTCTGAACTCGTTCTGGAAGCGTTCGGGGTGGTTCACCCCGTGCATGGCCACCCGGATGTTCTCCTGCTGGCCCAGCCATCTGATGTCTTTGTCTGGAGTGTAGACCGGAATGACTCCCAGGTCGTAGCTCAGGCCATGTTTGAGCATGACCTCATTGAACCGTTTGAAGGACTCCAGGTTGTGCCTGTCGAACTCATTCGGCTTGGAGCACGGGTAGTCGTCGATTCTGAATCGCATTATTCCAACGGGTCGTATCCGAACTCCTGGCTCAGGTAGCCCAGCCAGTTCTGTCGGAAGCTCTCGATGGAGAACTTGGATGCCCATTCCCTGGGCTCGCTGCCGACGATCTTCAGGGCAGTGAGGGCACGCCGAACCTCGTGAGCCGTGTGTTCCTTGGACCGGGTCTTGCGGTCCATGATGACACCGACGGGAGCGTTCTCCTTGCGGGCGAGGTACATCAGGCCCACGTCGTACGCCACCACCGGAACGTTCATGGCGAGCGCCTCCAGGGTGAAGTACCCGAAGCCCTCGTGTGCCGAAGGGACGATGACCAGGTCCGCCTGAGAGAGGGCCGGATACTTCGGCATGCTGAAGAACTGCGGTGCCTCGTCCAAGAGAAGGACGTCGGCGTTCACATCCTTCCTGACCTGGTCGATGTGATCCAGGCCCTTGTTGGCGCTGGTGCATCCATGGATGAGGACGGGACGGCTCCGCTTCTTGGGGTCGGTCGTGGGGACGAACTTGGACAGGTCGATTCCGTTGTTGATGACCGGCAGGTCGAAGCCCCACTGGAGCTTGCACTGGTCGGCAATGAAGTCGGACACTGAGACGATCTTTCCGCCACGGTCGAGGAGCTTCTTCCGGTACTCCAGCTGGACGGCCGCGTGGAGCGGGAACTCCGGCGGGATGCCGGCGGCCACATCGTCGGCCGTGGTGTGGCTCCAGTTGCCGTGTGCCACGCTGACCACGTTCTTGTGATCCTCCAGGCCTAGACCCCAGAATCCATCAGCGATGACGATGTCATCCGGCTTGATGCGCTTGGTGGCCTTCAGCCAACCGTTGAGCGCACGGGCCTTGTCCCACTCGTGGATGTTCGAGTCCGGACGCTTGAGCTCCTTGAGCATGTCGAACCAGGAGTAGTGCTTCCCGTTCGGGAGTGCGTGGATCAGGTCCCGGTTGAAGCGTGGAACGCCTCCACCGGCTCCCAGTTGGGTGTACGACACGAGGATGACATTCACTTGGACTCCTCCAGCTTCTGGGCGTGCAGGTTCCACGTCCTGACCGTATCCTTGTCCTTGTCCGACTCGGGCATCTCCCGGCCGTTTTGAAGCCATGTGCTCTTCTTGAATCCCGCGTGGACCATCATGCCGGGGAACACCAAGCAAGTGCGTCCGGTCTTGCAGACGGAGTTGGGATGATTCCTGATGAACCACCAGTCGACTCCCGATCCCATGCCATCGTTTGGCTTGGCGCGCACCCGGCTGGTCTCCCAGTCGAGCCGAGGGATCGGGTACATGCTCATCCAGTACTCTCGTCTGGCGAACATGTTGGCCGCCCGGACCCAGTCCTTGAGGATCATGCCGTTCCCGATGTCCTTCCGGACGGCATGCTCGATGGACTCGACACCGGATGCGAAGCCAAGCTTGTACTGCTTCTCGAAGAGGAGGAAGAACTTCGCCATCTTCGGAAGCCAGCCCTTGGTCACCAGCACATCGTCCTGGATGTAGCAGATGAACGGAGCGACCTGCTCCTTGTCTCCGTGGGTCGGATGACCCCACCATTCGTTCAGAGACTGGATGTGGGAGAGGGCCTGGTTGATGGACGGGCCGAGTCCCAGGTTCTCCCTGTGGACCAGGACGTGATCGATGATGTCGTGAAATTCCCGACAGGTGCCGTAGGACTCCAGCCCCCACTCGTCGAGGATGACGGTGAGCCGGTAGTCCTTTTTGTCAGTGTTTGCGCGGAGAGCCCGGAGGGTGTTGTTGAGAAGATCGGCCCGGGACTTGGAGGTGATGAAGATGTCCGCGATGAGGGTCATACAGTAAGTATTATATCACACTTCCATCCTGTTGATCCAGTTTTTCATCACGGCAGGGTTGGAATGCTTCAGGGCGAACACCGGAGCCTTCTGGTGCTCCCCACCCTGTTCCTTCATCTCTGCGGCCTTCTTCAGCACGTCCTCATCGGTCTTCACCTCGGGGAAACGCGGAGCCGGCGCCGGATCGTTGTAGAGGTTGCTCCAGCACTTGTCCCAGAAGTCCCTGAAGTTGCGGATCTTCCTGGGGATGTCCGCCCACGAGTAGTGGTAGACGGACGGGAGCTCGTCGTAGATCTCGTTCATCCGCTCGCCGAAGGCCTGCGGGTTGGAGCGACGGAGCATCTCCATGCCCTTGTCGTAGAACCCGGCGTGGGGGATGAAGGTGTAGTCCATCATGTCGATGTACTCACACCCGTCCGACATGCCCTTCTTAGCGAACGTCTTGCCGGTCTTCTCGTCCACCACCCGGGCGTCCTTGAAGATGCCGTGAGTGATGCGGTAGTCGTTGCGGCTGAGACGCCACTTCCAAGTGTGACGGTCCGTGCGGCAGTGTGTGCTGTCGCCCCAGAGCTCCACCACCGGAAGGTGGATCAGGTTCACTTCCTTGGGGAAGCGCTTGACCAGGTTCTTGATCTTCTCGTAGTCTTCCTCGTGGACGACCTCGTCGCAGTCCTGTTGCCAGAGGAAGTCGCCGGTGCACATAGCCCGACCGAACGCCTTCTGCTGTCCGTCCATGCCGGGCTCTTCCCAGTCCCAGGGCCGTTCAGCGATCTCCAGACGCGGATCTTCGGACGCCCAGGCCTTGAGCTTCTCGAGGGTCTCGTCCGTCGAGCCGCCGTCCACCACGACCACCTGGTCGCAGAAGCCGAGCATGGACTGGATGGACTCTCGCCAAGGGTACCCCTGCCTGCTGGGGTTCAGCACGTGGGTGTAGCCGCTGATGGTCTGGCGGTGTTCCTTGTACTCGGACATCTTCTCCAGGAGAACCGAGGAATCGGAGTGCATCACGATCTGACGCAGCGTCTCCTCCACGACTTTCTTGGGAGCGATCTCGTTGACACAGGGGTGGTCCTTGTCGACCGAGCAGGTGTACTTGTAGCAGGCCCGGTCACAATCGTAGCGGTCCGGCGTGTCCAGCAGGACGGCCAGCTTCTTCTTGTTGACCGGACCCGTGGACGTGGCGTAGGAGCTTCCGTAGAGGGAGACCTGCGGGACGTCCAGACCGTCGGCCAGGTGGGATGTGACCGAGTCGATGCTGAGAAGAACCTTGGCGCCCTTGACCACCGTGGCCAGCTGGTTGTAGCTGGTCTTGCCGCGGAAGTCCACGACGTCCTTGTACTCCGGATCCTCGGGGAGACCGACCTGGACGACCGGAAGCCCCGTCATGGCGCGGAGGTTGTTGATGACCTCCTGCCAGTGCAGGTAGTTCCGTGCCTCCCACTGGCCCTTGCCGGAGCCGGGGTTCAGGACGATGTACTCCGCCGGGAGACCTTCGACCGGGTCCAGGGCGATCCGGTACTCTCCGAACTCCACGTCGCAGAGGTGAGCCATCTCGTTGCCGAGGAGGCGCCCCTTGCCACGCTTGACCCAGTTGGCCGCCGTGGTCTGGATGGACAGGTTCGGTGTGAACACGTCGTCGAACACCTGCTCGCAGAGCGGGACGTTCTGCATCCAGTTCTCGTAGGCCATCCCCACGTCGATGTCCGGGTTGTCCCGGATGATGGGGGCGTACTTCTCCTGGGTGGCGAAGAAGATCTTGTGGTCCGGGAACTTCTTCCGGAGGGAGCTGACGATGGCGGTGGAGATGTAGACATCCCCGGCCGACATGGGCATCGTGTAGAGGAGGGTCTTCTTCCCTTCCCCGTCGAACCGCTTCTTGAGGAAGGAGATCGCCTCCTGCTCGTTGCGGGGGTTCTGCTGCTTGTGGAGCTGCAGGAACTCCTCGATGGACTTGTAGAGGACGTAGCCGGTGGCCGTCTCCGAGAACTTCTCGGCCACGTGCTTGGCCAGCTCTGCAGCCCACTCGCGCGGCTTCTCGTAGCTGAGGGTGAGCTTCTTCAGCTTGAGCTTGGTGTCGTCTTCCTTGGGGTTGGCCCACTGGCTCCCCTTCTCCATGACACCCTGCCAGACGCAGGACTCGGGGATCTCCTTCAGCTCGAAGTCGAGGGGCACGAAGCGCTTCCGTCCCTCGATCTGAAGGAAGTCCAGGTGTCCGGACCAGGCGGTGACCACGACCGGAAGGCCACATGCGGCGGCTTCCAGGAGAGGGAGTCCGAAGCCCTCCCCGTGGGTCAGGGACACAAGCGCCTTGACCTGGGGATGCTTATACAGGCCCGCCAGCTCGGCATCGCTCAGACGTCCGTGGATGACCTGGACCCGCGGATACTGGCCACATCCGACAAGCTTCTTGATTTCCCTGATGCGATGCAGCAGCATCTCGTAGTCCATGAGGGACCCGTTGACGATGCCCGCCTTCAGGATGAGTCCCACGTTCGGGTCGTCCTTGAACCGCTCGCAGAACCACTTGACGAGGTTGCCGAGGTTCTTCCGGTCCTCGCCCAGAGGCTTGTCCAGGCCCAGGCCGACGAAGAGGTAGTTGAAGTCCGCCTCGAGGTCGAACTGCCGGACTCCCTCGGGAACGGGATCGGTGTTGTAGTACTTGGTGTCCACGCCCTCGGCGCAGACCGCCAGCGGCTTCTGGACCCGGAGCGCGCCATCGGGGGTGTTGTACCCCACATTGAGCATCGTGTTCTTGGAGTGCTCCGAAGGGACGATGACCAGGTCGACCTTCTCGTTGATCTTCTTGATCCACTCCGGGGAGACGCGGTCGACCTCGATGCCGGCCGTGATGCCGATGTTCACCCGAGCCATCTTCTCGAACTCGTTCGGGATGGTGACCTGGACGGACACGTCGTACTGCGTGTTCCCCTGGGCCTTCTCCATCTCGTACTTGACGATGAGGTCCTTGATCTTGGCGAAGAACGGGG